TTTCATCATCGTCATTGCTTTCATCATCGTCTTTGCTTTCATCATCGTCATTGCTTTCATCATCGTCTTTGCTTTCATCATCGTCATTGCTTTCATCATCGTCTTTGCTTTCATCATCGTCTTTGCTTTCATCATCGTCTTTGTTATTTTTTTTATTATTTAGGTTTGAATATAATTCCACTGGTTCATTTAATAAGTTTTCATCATTTTCTATATTAATTATTTCAATTGGTATTATATCATCAAATTCAATTTCTTTCGATTTTTCACTATATATGCGAATTTTTTCGCGATTTCCATTTGAAAAACTCATATTACTGGTTGGGTTTAGTGGTATTTTTAAATTTTCTAAAATAAATAGTTTATCAATATTTGAGTTAAAAAACTTAAAATTTTCCAAATATTCTATATCTTCTTCAATATTAATTTTAAAATGTTCTTGAATACCCAAATACGATCCATAAAAATCAATTCCATTTTGAAAATTAAAATTATTTAGTAAAACACTTGAAAGATAATAAAATAAACAATCAATATAGGAAGCATTATGTATAAATGCCAGTTTTGAATCAATTGTTTTAATACCTTCTTCTTTTTCTACACTATTATTTTCACTATTATTAATAAAGCCTGGTAGTTTTACTGATGTGTCGGTATTTAATACAGCGGATGATCCATACTTACCTGCCATGTATCTTACTGGATCAATAAGAGGAGAAAATTTAATATATAGTTCTTTTTCAATACTTTTACCAGTAATTATATCAATAATTTTAAAGGGTATTTTTGATTTATCGAAAAAAATACAATGATATTTATGATTAAATGAAACATTATTATAGTTTTTTTCATTTAATTCAAAGAAAACAGAATATAGTGGATTATATTGCTGTATATGTTGAATATTAAATGGATTGTAAAAGTGTTCGTTTTTTATTGTATCTATGCTTTTATTTAAACCAGTATATGTAGGTTTTGTTTTATGATAATTAAAAAAAGGTGTAATATCTCCTATAGTATCTATATTTTGTTCTAAAATATAGTCTTTTGAATTATTAGAATTAATTATTTTTTTATTTAAAGAACTAAAAGAAGCCATATACATTCTTTACTAAAACTAAATTTATTAAAGAAACGCGGTTTAAAAAAATTGATTGTATATTAACAATATGTTTAGATTTACCAAAGTAATCTATTTATACAAACCAAATATATTTAAATTGTTTAATTTTAAAGAATTAACTAACAAAATATGATATATAAATTTAAAAGTTGGATTCAATTGGATAAATGTTGTATAACAATGTTTCCATTTATTCAAAAACTTAATTTAATTGAAAAATACATACCCTTTATGGACGAAGAAAGTATTGAAATGCTTTCTTTTAATCCACAAGCCGTTCCATATTTAACTTTAAAGGAAAATCAAAATAAAATATGTTGGGATTTATTTATTAGTAATCCAGAAGCAATAGAATATATAAAAAAATATCCATTCATTTTAAACTTTGATTGGGATAAAGTAGTAGAAATTTTAAATAATCAAAACCCAGAAGCAATAAAAATAATTGAAGATCAATTATATGATACAATATATGAAGATATTCCAGTGGTTTGGAACTGGCTTTCATCAAATATTGGAGCCGTTCCATTGTTGGAAAAGTATTACGAATGTATAGATTGGGGACAATTATCAAAGAATTCAAATGCTATACATTTATTAGAACTCAATACGGACAAAATACATTGGGGTAATTTATCTGCTAATAAAAACGCGATTAGTATATTATTACAACATCCTAATAAAATAAATTGGAGTAGATTTTCTTGTAATACAAACCCAATCGCAATAAAAATGTTGGAAGAAAATCCAGATAAAATAGATTGGGGTAACTTAACTCGTAATTCATCAGCAATACATTTATTAAAAGCCAATCCGGACAAAGTCTCGTGGGCAACTATTTTATTAAATAAAAATATATATGATTATGATTATGTACAAATGAAAAAAAATATGGATGTTTTACGTGAAGAAATGATGATAAAAGTATGGAAACCGTCACGGGTTATGAAATGGTTAGAAGCTGGGTGTGATGAAATATTAGAATAATACTTTTACATATAAAGACGGGTTAACCCTTTAACGATTATATTGTTGAAATTTTCTGTAAAGTGAGTATGTGTTTTGTAAAAATGTGTATATAGTTTATATTAGTTATGGTTTCGTTTTTTATTACAATATAAGAAAAAATGAAAAAAATTAAAAGGTTCAAAAAGGTTCAAAAAGGTTCAAAAAGGTTCAAAAAGGTTCAAAAAGGTTCAAAAAGGTTCAAAAAGGTTCAAAAAGGGTAAATGGTTAATGTTTACTATTAAAATATAAACCTTTTTTATTGAAACCATCTTAAAAAAGCACTATCAACGCAAAATAGTATATGTAATACTTCACCAATAACAAATAGAGTTACCAAACATATCCAAAATTTAATTTTAAAAAACCAAGAAATTAATAAAGCTCCTATAATAGTTTGTATTATATCCATTGTTGCTAAACCGAAAATACGGTGTTGATGAATTCCTTGATTTGGTATTCCAAATAAATTTTTATATTTACATAATTGAAATGAAGTGCTAGAGGTATTACTGGTGTTTTCTAGAAAATTTGCGGTTGAGGAAGTATAAGATGACATATAAGTATTTATATAGTAATCACATAAACTAACATTTTTTGTACACCCCTTTTTTATAAAATTAATGTTTCAAATAAGGGTTAATTCTTTGCCTATTATATCAATGGATTTGTCGGTAAAGGGATTTTGTGTTTTGTAATGATATGTATATAGTTTATACCAATTATGGTATCAATTATGGTATTATTTTTTTATTACAATATAAGAAAAAATGAAAAATTTAAAAGTACAAAAATGGCAAATGGTTAAAATTATTAGCATGTTAAACTATATAAGGGTTAAAAATAAGTTATAATATTTTATATAATAAATGGAAAATATAACAGTTCAATTTATTAAAGCAGATAACAATAAAGTAATTAATATTAACGCTATTACATGGATTAAAAAAATGGATGAGTGTTTAGAAGTATGCGCTAAAAGTACGGGTTGTAATGAGGGATCGGATACCCATAAAATTTGTAATAACCAGTCACAAAATGGTTATAGCAAATTAAATAAATTATTTAATTAACGATTTAACCCTTTGCCGTTTCTGGACTTTTATTTTTTTCATTTTTTATTATATAGTAATAAAAAATAAAACCATAACTGGTATAACCTATATACACAACGTTAGAAAATACAAATTCTTTACCGATAAATCAGTTAATATAATCGGCAAAGGGTTAAAAATAAAATAATAAATATAGTATAATATATTTACAAATTTCCAGATTCACATTTCATACGATCCATTGCCGTTTTTTTTCGATGACAGTTTGGACAAAGACTAACCAAATTTGTTAAATCATTCGTTCCACCTTTATAAAGAGGCACTATATGGTCTACTTCGTAGGTTGATGACAACTGTTGTTGACAATGACCACATTTCCAACCCTGTTGAGCACTTATATATTTTTTTTTTGTTTCCGATACTGATCTTTTATGTATTGCGTCCGGTTTTTTTATTTTTTGTACTTCAATAATAGGATATTTTTCTCCCCCTCCAATATAGTTACCACTATTTCCTGACCAATTAGTTTTACTACTAAAATCCAATATAGGACTTATCATATTTACAGTGCTTTTATCCAATGGAAGATATTTTACATACTCATTTGAGGTTACCAAAATTTGTTGAGCATTTAAAGGGTTTTTTTTAATTAAATAGTAAATCACAAAAAAACCAAACAAAACCCCCGCCATTTGCCAGTATTTTTTGTGTGATGTGATATATCGCATTATTTTTCCTTCGTAATAAATATTAGCTATTATTAAACCGGCAATAAAAAAAAGAACTATTTCTATTCTCATATATATTTCATACGAAATTCATAACTTTTACTTTACTAATAAATATTGTATTTTAACCCTTTGCCGGTTCTGTACTTTAATTTTTTTATTTTTTTCTTATATTGTAATAAAAAATAACACCATAAATGGTATAAACACAATATCCCTTTACCGAAAAGGTTGTTACAATATAAACGGTAAAGGGTTGATAATTCGATGTTTTAATTATTATATGAAACAACTATTTTATAAATTTTTATATCCTGAAAACGTTAATTAGCAATAAATATAAAATGTATTAGCATTACCAAAAAACTGAAATAATGTTGTAATACGAGTTGGAACATTATTAAAATCGTATTGTTGTCCTGCTTCTGCTAATTTAGTCCCACCTTCAATTAACTTATATTCATCTATACCATACCTTTCTTTAAAATCATTATTAATAGCAGATATAAATTCTGCCAAAGTTAAATTAATGGGAAATGTTAAAACAACACTTTCCCCTGTTTTTATTAATTTAAATGTATACTTTTTTATTTCAACATTTATGAAAGTTTGAATATTTGGTAATGCGTTCATTTTAGAATACTTATTAATATATTTTAATTAAATTATAAGGTAATCAATTTTCTTTATAATTCATTATATTTTTATTGTAAGTAACTTATATAACATTTAATGAATAGTTCGTTATATTCATCAAAATTTAAATCGAGGTTAATGTATCATACAAATTTAAGCAAAAAATATGAATACTTTTCTGGAAATATTTGTAATATAAATGCTATAAAAAATAATTTATTTTACACTATTAATTCAAAAAAGCATACACCATTGGTTGGTTATTTACACCCATATTCAAATATTTTACATTTTATAAAATATTTGAACATGGGTTTAATGTTAATTACCAATAAAACAATTTGTTTATTTAGAAAAATATATAATATGTTTATTTAATATATGGATAATTCTTTAAGTATTACCGATTATATTACGTTATTGAGTAATAAATACAAAGAAATCGAAAAATTTTATAAAATATATTTAGATTTTTATATTGAAGGAATAACTAATTATAAATCCAGAGGGTCAAGATATGATTATAAAAATTTTTTTTTACCTTTTATAAGAAATATAGGTGAATATGTAATTATATTAAACGCCTATTATGAAAAATATAATGACCCATATAGTACCCACCTTAATAAAATACCAAACCAACATAGTAAAAAATCATCAGTTAGAAGTAGACATTATTTAAATATACTTGAAATAGTTAGTGAGCTAGATAATAAAGCTGAAACAATAATAACAGATATTGAAAGTAATAAATTGGAATTTACAGCAGATATTAAAGAATCCATACAAAATTTATTTAATTATTTTATTACAACACATAGTAGTATTATTGAAATTTTGGAAAATAAAACAGACAATGCCGAAGGTAAAACATATATAAATCCATCTCCAATACAGCCACACTTATCTTCTAGAAAGCCACGCTTATCTCCTAGAGAGTCACGCTTATATTCTAGCCAGTCACACTTATCTCCTATAAAGCCACGCTTATCTCCTAGAGAGTCACACATATCTCCTAGAGTCATAAGAACAAAACCTGAAACAGATATATTACATTCATCCGTATCAAACGAATCCCTCGCACAAAAATCCAACCATAGTAATAGTAGTAGTAGTATTAGTAGTATTAGTAGTTCTTTAATTCCTTTATTAAAGGAAAGTGGAGGTAAAAAAACTGTTTGTAAGAAGAAAAAGTATAAAATACATAAAAAAACCATACAACATAAACACAAATTTATAAAATCTCGTAAGAATGCCAAGCGAATTTTCAATAATAGTCGCAACCGACGAAGTAGGAGGTATTGGTAAAGAAAACAAAATTTGTTGGACAAATAAAGAAGATTTGTCATTTTTTCGTAAAACAACTACCTTTACAAAAAATTCTAATAAAATTAACGCAATTATAATGGGACGTAAAACATGGGAATCATTACCGGTTTCTCATCTTCCAAATAGAGTAAATATAGTAATTACAAAAACAAAAATAAACACAAATACAAACCCTACCAATTCTAAAGAAATTATATATTTTAAAGAGTCAATTGAATTAGCATTTGAATACTGTGAAACAGCTGAACATATAGAATCTATTTTTGTAATTGGAGGAGAACAAATATACAATTATTGTTTAACAACTAACCATTTACTCAACAAACTAAATAAAGTATATTGGACAACTATTTTAGGAACATTTAATTGTGATTGTTTTTTTCGCCCTCCTCAAGTATTTTATGAAAAATTTATATTGGATATAACTAATTTAAATTCAAATTGTCAACTTTATATTCGTTCTAGTTAAAAATAAATTGTTAGTAATTCAAACCATTACTTTATATTTATTGTAATTAAAAATTAGGATTGTCGGTAAAAATTTCGGTGGTGGATGTAATAGACGCTCCGTTACCCCCAACAATTGTTGAAGTTGTTGCTTTTGTATCTGTTATAACATTCAAAAATTCTTGTATATTTTCACTAAAATGAAAAAAAATATAGGTTGCTGTTAAAGAAGAAATAAAAACAATAAGCGCATCCCGAAATAAAAGTTTTATAGGTTTAATATCTTTATCAATAAATTTCATTTCAGCAAACTTACTGACAGAAAAAAGAACAGTAGCAATAACTGGAATAATTAGTATATTTTGTGAAACGGTAGACATTTAATGTGAATTATATAATTAAAAAAAAAATAATTATATAATACGGACGAGTAGTACAATGCCCTAAAAGATGGGTTTATAAAAGTTCTTCTACATTTAACAAAGGTACGTAATCGGTATTTTCCGAACTTTCTGTATTTACATTATTAATACTAAATTCCTCAATATTTCCTAAATATACATTATCGTCATGTATTTTTATTTTATCACCAGAACTATCGTCTTCCTCTTCTTCTAATTTACGTTTAATAGAATTTGACATGCTAATTTCCTCCAATCTTTCTATATTTTTAGGGGCGTTTTCTTCACTTTTAACACCCTTTTCATCGATAACATAATCTATATCGTTAAATTTTAATGTAGTTGTTGGTTCTTCCTTATCGTCGATATTTTTAATTATTGGAACGATTGGTGGAATAGGTGGTTCGTGTCGAATATTATCATTAGAATCGGTTTTGTTATTATTATCATAATCATTATTATTTTTTGTTAAATTGTCGGTTGTTCCACCCTTTACAAATTGATTTTCGTTGCCCCCATCAATAATAGGTTCTTCCAAGTTTTCTATAATAATTTCTTCTTCGTGCTCTACCGATTCGTCTAAATAAGCACGAACAATTTGCTCAGTAGGAATACTTTCGCGAATAGTAATCATTATACATTCACGAATAATAGTCTCTATTTCGCGGTTGTTTTTTTGTGTTTGAAGTGGTGAAATTCCCGCACCTCGTTCAAATAAATAAACATTTGCGTATATTTTACGTGCTACATGTATATAAACACTATGAATAAAATGGTCTAATTTTGGTATAGATATATCTATTTTTTTTTGTTTATTACCAACCCGAATACAAGTAAGTACTTTTAATTGAATAATATGAACACATGTAATTAAATCACTAATATAGTTACATCCACTTTTAGTTATTATTCTTTGAACTTCTTCTTGAATAATAACAGAATTCCATTGCGGAATTTTTGAAAGAAGATTTTGAAATGTCATTAAATATTTAACAGGTTCGTTGTTTTCAATACACATTTTATAAGCTTCGTTAAAAATGGATTTTATACCTTCATTTATATGTGGAATTAAAATATATGTTAATCTTTCACACCATTCATTTCTTGAATCATTAAGAGTTGGAATTAAAAAGTCGTCCATGATACTTTCTAAATATGAATATTTATTATATTATTTTTTTATGGTTTACACGAAAAAAATAATATAATAAACAAGTTAAATAATAAACAAGTTAAATAATAAACAAGTAAAATAATAAACAGAATATTAAATTATTTTATAGGTTTTATATTTTTTAACGCGACTGAATACGGAACAATTCCATAACCACACTCCGCAAAAAATGATTCATAATTTTTTAAATTTGTATCTAATTTATTTAATCTTACTGCTATAAATTGTGTTCCATAATCTTTAATAAACGGTTCTATTGAAGGATTATCTTTATTACTTGTAACATCCGGATAAGTTAGTTTTAAAATGGTTAAATCCGTTGTTTCGTCATCTGTATCTATGTTTGGAGGATTGGTGGTTTGTTTTAACAAACTGTCATATGTTATTAATCTTAATAATTTACTACCACCCTCCAAATTAACGTATTTTGATAAATTATAACATGGATTTTGACTGGTTTCTATACCTGGACATGTTGGATAAGAATCATAATCAGGAGACCGGATTACATCCAATATTAATACTATTTTACCGGCTATATCAGTGAGTTTAGTGTCTGAATCTACTTTATCAGAATAAAGCCTATTTTTAATATTTTTATCAATCGATTTTGCCACCATTTCGTATAAATTATTGTCAGTTGAATTAAGCCTCAAATTAATAAATAAGGGATCATTTATATTTGGGGTAGGTGCTGAAAATGCTTCTGTTAAAACATTATACAAAACCTGACCAAACGGTAAAGTATTTGAAGATGTTATTTTCATTTTATTTGATGATTCATTACTGTATCCTACACATGGAAGACCATCCACCAAGTAAACTTCAAAATCCAAAAACCGATAACCGCGACTTAAAGCATATGTAATAGCCTTAAATGACATGGTAGACCCTATATACGCTGTGTTATAAGAAGATTTAATAACGTAATCTTTCAATGTTAGATTTGGATAGTCAGACGTATTTATTGATTTTGTTTTCGGTCCAGAATCGCTAATTGTCATAAAATTAATATTACTATCTTTGCTAGTAAACCCTTCGTTAATTTCAACACCAACCTGTTTTCCGTTTAATACCGACATTACTATTGATTGAAAATCATAGTTGTTTTGTTGACTATGTAAAAAACGATATAATAAGTATAATGTTATAATAATAATTAATATTATAGAAACTATTTTATAACAATTTAATGATTTCATATAATATATGTTTATATAAAGAATAATATCCAATAATAAATATGGCAGGAGGATTATTTAATTTAGTGAGTATTGGAAACGCCAATGTTATTTTAACTGGAAACCCAACCAAAACCTTTTTTAAAATTGCTTACTCTAAATATACAAATTTTGGCCTTCAAAAGTTTAGACTAGATTATGAAGGAAGCCGCGATTTGCGTTTAACAGAAGATTCTGTATTTCAATTTAAAATAAAACGTTATGCGGATTTATTAATGGATACTTATTTGGTGGTTAATTTACCTGATATATGGAGTCCCATATACCACCCTTGTCCTCAAACTGGTAATGAATGGTGTCCTTATAACTTTCGGTGGATTAAAGACGTGGGTGTTCAAATGATTCGTTCTATTGAAATAAATTGTGGGTCGGTTCTTATTCAGAAATATAGTGGTGAATACCTACTAGCCATGATGGAGCGTGATTTTCCAAATGAAAAAAAAGATCTATTTAATCGCATGTCAGGAAATGTCGAAGAACTAAATGACCCGGCAAACGCATATGGACGACAAAATGCGTATCCATCTGCTTATTATACGTCAAACACAACTGGAGCAGAACCGTCCATACGAGGACGAACCCTATATATTCCGCTTAATACATGGTTTTCTTTAAATAATCAATGTGCGTTTCCACTTATTTGTCTTCAATATAATGAATTAACAATAACTGTAACCATTCGTCCAATTCAAGAATTATTTCAAGTGCGCGACGTATTTGATCCGCAATATAAATATCCATATATACAGCCGGATTTTACACAAGAACATTTTCAACTATATCGTTTTTTACAAACACCCCCCTCAATTCGAATAGATTCCAAAGCGTATAAAAATACGGTAAAAACATGGAAGGCTGATATACATTTACTTTCCACATACGGTTTTCTTTCAAACGAAGAATCGCGTAAGTTTGCTATGGAAGACCAAGTATATTTAGTAAAGGATGTATATCAATATTTTTTTGAAAATATTGCCGGTAATTCGAAAGTGCGTCTTTTTAACTCGTCTTCTATGGTAAGTAACTGGATGTTTTTTTTTCAAAGAAACGATGTTAATATGAGAAATGAATGGTCAAATTATAGTAATTGGCCTTATAATTTATTGCCGTCAAATTTAATTTTACCGGATAGCGCATTACCAACAGATATTAATTCGGGTGTTACTGATCCAGATATGTTAATTTCATACGGACCAAATGTAATGTCTGATTTTAATAATACAGGTATATTTATTACAGGTGATTTTTCGCCATATAATCGTAAAGAAATATTAAATACACTTGGTATTGTTTTAGAAGGAGAATATCGTGAAAATATTATTGAAAGAGGAATATATGATTATGTAGAAAAATACGTTCGAACCAATGGATTTGCGCGTGAAGGTATTTATTGTTATAACTATTGTTTAAATACATCACCGTTCGTTTATCAACCTTCAGGTGCGATTAATATGAGTAAATTTAAAAATATTGAACTTGAATTTACAACGTATGTACCACAAATTGATCCTTCGGGAGCGAATTTTAGTGTAGTTTGTGATACCGGAGGCAATCCGGTTGCTGTAAGTTCAAAACAGGCGTGGCAACTATACCAATATAATTATAATTTAACAGTATTTGAAGAAAGATATAATGTCCTTTCATTTATTAGTGGTAATTGCGGAATGATGTGGGCAAGATAAAATATATGTTTTATATAAGTAACAATTTTTATGTGCTGGAGTGCCGAAGTATCATTAAGCACCTTTTTATTTTCATTTTGTGTTTTTGTTTTTGCGTTGATAGTTGGATTAAAACCAAATATAATTTATCTTTATTTTTGGTTTATTTTAATGCAACTAATCGAGTTTTTTCTTTGGCGAAACTTATATGACAAACAATGGAATTATTTATTTTCATTTATGGCATTTGGATTATTGGTAATTCATCCTTTGGCATTTTGTTTAATAATAACCAACAATGTAATTCAAAAATGGTTTTTAGGATTATATATAATTTACCTTTTTTTGATTGTCTACATTCATGAAACAGAAAAGGTAAATTATTCTGTCAGCGTGGCAAAGAACGGACATTTAACTTGGAATTGGGTAAAAAACTACACAGTAATGTATTATATATATATTTTATTTTTCTTTGCTTTATTAATAGAGAAATATTATACGGTGTTTATTATAATATTAGCAACCTATATTTATAGTGCGATTAATTATTACTACGAGGGAACTTTTACATCAATGTGGTGTTGGACGGCAAATATAATTGGTGTATTTATTTGTTTGCGAATTTTAATTTATATTTACGAGTGTTATTAGAGTATTTTTTATTGTTTTTAACCCTTTACCATTTATATTGATGAATTTGTCGGTAAATGGATTTTTTATTTTTTTTTAACCCTTTAACGTTTTTGACAATTTTACAAAATTCAAATATTTTACTTATTTTAAAATATTTGACACGATGTATAATGTAGGTTTTTTATAATTACCTAATAAAATAATAAAATCATT